CAGCTTGTGGTAGCCCACTCTGGGACCACGGGCCTGCGCCCCAACCTGAACGGCCCCAGCCGCCTATTGGGACGATTACGTCAGCCATTACGCTATCCGTATAATCGCGTTACTTGCATCAGCAGTTGGAAAAACAATCGTAAAGTCACCTGCGGTGGATGTTTTGTCCGCGCCGAAGTCCAAAACTACAACAGTCGGATTGGTTACCGAAATTGACGTAGTATTGGGTGTAGTATTATATATCAATGCGCCACGTGCCGTAATTGTAGCATTTGAGAACGTTTCGTCTTGAAAGTCCGTCAGTGCCGTAGTTCCGGATGAAGTGGGATCGACGTTAGTTAATGCGCCGCCGCCTGCCGAGTACCCTGTGCCGCTTACTTCGTCAGTAGCGGTATATGCAGTCGTAGCCGCAGTGAACGACGCATTGTTGTCGTAGAGCGCAATTTTAAAGGTATCGCCGTTGGCGAGATCAAAGTCGTGAACACCGTACAAAAGCTCTTTCTTGAACGAGGTACACATGAAGTTTCCAGTAAAAGCCATGGTTACAGTCTCCTAATTAGTTCCGCAAGTTCTTGGTTACCAGAATCAAGTATTGCGTTGTACACGGTTGTTCTATCACTTTTTATCACCTCACGCATGTAAAATTCTAAAACTTTTACAATGTGTTGACGAAAGGCATGTGCTTGTGCCTGTATTGCAGGGTTTGCAGAATCGCTAATAGATATAATCTTGTTAGCGCAACGTTCTGCAATTTCCTCTGGTGTAAAACCCCGGTTCTGAGTGGTGTGTACTTCCACCTTAAAGTCAGGGTTCATTTCAAGTGCCGGGAAACTCATTGTTTAGGCCTCACCAGCATACCGGTGCGATAATCATCGGTTACTTCTTTGTTTTCACCAAGCATCTTCATACCTGTCATCGCTTCAGCAAATCTTTTTTCATACTGGGCCATTATATCTTGTTCGCCCTTCATGTATATATATGCTTCTATAAGACTACCATACAACATGGCCATTTGAGCATTTTCACTCAACCATGTCGTAGCGCCTTCAGCACCCGCCGTTAAACTAGCCGGTCTGTAGAAGTAATGAAGCTCAACGGCGCTTGCTGCGGAAGGTGTAGGCCCCAAAATAAAGTTATCTATGTCAAAAACGGCGTAAAACCGCGGGTCTCCCGTAGTTGTGGAGTCGGGATTGAAAGATTGTACAAAATCGGTGTCTTTAAACTCTAAAAACGTCTTGTCGCCGTTAGCATCCACAAAAGATAACGAAAAAGGAGCTAAAAAGTCGCTAGGACAAGCCAAATACTGGTTGTTCTGCGACATATTGCCGCTGACATTCTTACGGAAAAGGCTTAATTGCACGTTTTTAAGTATACGTTCTTCCGCCTGACGTATAAAAATAGGAAGATTGTTTACAAAAGACGTTTCATCGTTTTCTGTATAGTCTTGTATGGCTGTTTTTAACTCTGCGTATGTAAAACTCATGTTGTCACCACCGATACTGTGCCTACACCGCCCTGTAAAGCCTCCGTTATCTCTAATTCAGAGGGCATTTCAGCCGTTCCAGCCGTTGCCCAGTTGCCACCACCCAAATAAACAATGCCGTTTGTGGTTATTACCAAGAACGCACTTGTTGGATTCGGTGAATCGGGGCGAGCATTTTGTAAAGCTTGCGGATCAGATACTGTTCTAAAAGGTCCAAGCTGGGGTTGTTTGGGTTCATATTCATCCGGACCCACAAGCAAGCCATTCCACTCACGCTTCATTACCTTGTACGGATAACGAAAACCAGACCGGTCCGATATTGCCCATGATTTTTTACCAGATGCAAACTTAGCCATTAGCTTGTCCTGTAATATTCGTACCGAGGTACGACGTTAAAGGAAGAACGGTCCCTATCTTCAGTTGCCGCTCTGTCAAACTCTTCCTCGTAAGATGCTTTTAACATCTGAACGCGGTTCGGTGCCCTTTTTAAGGCAATGTAATAAGCTAAACCTGCGGCCAAACACGGATAAAACCTAAAAGGCATGTCCATTGTGTTGGTGTAGATGTCAGCATCGTCCATTCTAGTAAGCGCGTTGTAGTAAATAACATCCGTGCTGTTGATCGGAACAGGCCATAACTTTAGATTTGGTGTTAACTGCCGGTCTAAGAAGAATTGATTTGGACGGCTCTCGGTAGTTTTTGTGGGAATAGTCAAATACTCGTCACGACTTAAACGCTCTAGCGCATAGTCGGTGCCGTTTCTTCGAATAACCACTGATAAAACGTCAATTATATCGGCGCTTAAATTGTATTCCCCAGTGCCTTGGACCAAGGCCAAAGAACGTTCTTTGATGGTCCACTGGTTTAAGCCGCGGTTTGCCCAATCTGCCAACAATAGATTTAAAGAACGCTTCGCAGTTTTAAGGTCGTAACCAGTACGAACCTCTAAGCCACAACGCTCAAACGCCTCTTCGATGTATTCTGCAACATCTAATTGGAAATCTTGACTGTTAGAAGTGGTCATTCGCTACACCTATTATTTCTTTTTGCGGCCAACTTTTCCGCCTTTTGACATGCCAACAGGCATCCCGCCGCCAGCACGACGTGCTCCAGCTTTTTTAACAGCGTTTGCTTTTTTACCCATAGCTACTTTTGCAGTATTAGGCCCAGATCGCCCCGTAGGCGCTGTTTTTGGTCCTTTAACCAAGCTTTGTGGTGTCAATCGGCTTTTTGCCAGACGGAAGCGCACCAAGCTTTGTGGTGTCAATCGGCTTTTTGCCAGACGGAAGTTTTCCACCCGGAGCAGCCATACCGACAGTTTTTTTGCCAGCCATACCGCCACCGCGCATTTTTTTAGGTTTCATCGCCATTTTTTAGTCTCCTATAAAGTTCACGTCGTTTTTCGTAAATGTCAAAAGCGTTATACTCACCTTCGTAGCTATCATAATATCCGTTTTTATTCAACTTGTCTGCTGCTTCTTGCAGCTTAGATAACCGTTGTACAAAAATCATAGAGTAAGAAGTGTCTACGTCATAATCAAAAGCTAAGTCTTCAACAAAATCACTAGCTTCATCATCCGGGTGAAAACCCATTAACCAGATGTCTTTATCAATAAAAGCTCCGGTTGCAATAAAATCATTTAACGAATCCAAATACTCGTGAAAGTCTTCCGGTTCTTTACTGTTAACTAAATCCACAATAATTGCTAAATCAAAATGATCATCAAACTGAGAAGCACAGGAATACAATACTTGATAAGAAGCCTCATCCTTAAAAAGGATAGCAACTTTATCCTCTAGCCAAGCTTGTTTAGCATAAGGACAAGGTGGGAGGTTGTTAAAAAATGGACTCGGTTTTTCTAAAGCGTAACCCGACCATTGCATTATTTCTTGAACAATGGCTTTTTCTAGTGGGTTGCTGTAAAAATCGACGTTCATGATTGCGTCACAGCTCCTTTTGTTCTTTTTCGCCTGTTGCTCATTACTTTGCCGCAACCTCTAGCAATGACCCCGCCATCGGCTTTTTTCACCACCTTGGCGGCTTTGGTGTTTGAAACAATCTGCTTTCCTTTAGCGCCTTCACGTTTTTTCTTACGAGCCGTCGAAGCTCTTTCAGACTTGCTAAGACTTTGGGCTTTAGATCGCGGTAAGCATCTATCAGGGTTCTTTTTATCTTTGGAAGTTCCGCATTTGCCCGCAATATTACCTTGGCTATCAATTCGGACCCAATCTTCATCTACCCAATCCTTTAGCTTGCCCATTATTTTTTCTTCCCTTTACTGCCTTTAGCGTAATTAGGGTCCTTACAATATTTAGAAGCAGCCATGTTGGCATAGGCACTGGGGTAGGTGTCAAAAGTACGTTCTGCCCAAGCCTTTCCGGCGGGGCATATCTTGCTTCCTTTGCTTTTAGAGGAAGCCTTTTTAGATTTTTTAGAATACGCCACGGCGTTACCCCAAAAATTTCTGAACAAAGGGTGCTATAAGAATTAAAACAGCCAAGGCCCACAACTTTACATCTAAAGACTTTAAAGTGCTTTTGTGTTCGTCCAGACGCTCTT